ACACAGTAGACATTAAAGGACTAGGATTCGGCACAGTTTATAAAGGACAACATAAGGTCTGGACATTTAGATTTACACCAGATCGTGTTGGAGTTTATGCTAGCGATGATGCCACAAACCCAGTAGGAAATCTAATTAATGATTTAGACCTTGTACCCATAATTAAAAATTTAACCGAAACGGTAAATATAGACAGAGCAATGTTCAATTGCAATGATGCTGGACTAAAGAACATACTAGTCAGTATCAAACAAGATTAATGGAAAAGTTTATGTCATCTAACATGGAACCTATTGATGTTGAAAAAACTAACTTATCTGCGCACGTAGATTTATGTGCCCAGCGTTATGCATCATTAGACGAGCGTCTTACAAAAATTGAAGGTAAGTTTGGAGAATTACAAAAACTTATCGAGTCCAGCCAGAACAGCATGACAAGAATCATGATCGGTACAGCAGGAACCGTTATAACAGGTATCCTAGGATTAATTGTGGTAATCCTACAAAAAGGCCATTGATATGAAAATTTCAGAATTATTTGAACAAACTATATCGCCTACCCCTCCGGGACAGCCTACCCAACCTCAACAAACAACTCCAGTAACAACTAGCACGACCACAACTCCTACAGGAGCACCTGTACAACCAGGACAACCAGTGCCTCCGCCTGCTAACCAACAGGTAGGACAGGATCCGAAGCAACAGCAACAGATGCAACAGATCGCACAACAGAGCAAAGATAACCTAACTGACCTAGATAAAATAGCCGCACAGATTGTAGGCCTAAAGCAAAAGCAACAGCAGATGCAACAGCAACTTCAGCAGACTACAACACCATGAAGATACATCAACTAGTAGGCGGTACTGCCATTGCTCTTACCAACGAAGAAACTAGCTTCGTTAAAAAACATAATGAACAGGTTAAGTTAACCAGTTTAGACGATCATGATCAATGGCTTGCCCAAAGTTTAGTACGCAAAGGTGTGTACCAAATAAGTAAAGATAGCAATACATTAGTGAACAGTCTAAATGGAAAATCTGCCAAATAATCTATATCATAAAATACAGCAACTATCTTTTGAGGTCAGAGAAGATCTAAGAAAGAAAGGTGTAGTTGCCCCTAAAAAAAATAAAGACGGTAGCGTGAGCGTAGGACGCTATCGAATTGTTAAAAATAGCAACGGGTATACTGTGTTAAATGACTACAACGAAATAGTCGAACAACATTTAAATCTACCACAAACAGCTGTACTACTAGCAAATGACTTAGCTCTAGGCAGATTTAGAGATAAAAATGTAGTAGATAATGATCGAAAGTATGGTTACGCATTATTTGAAGAAGAGTTACACACAAGAACTCGCAATCGAAAAACAGTTGCATTAGAGTACTATGATGTAGCACTGGCAAAAGCATCAGAAGCTCGTAGTAGGAAGGAATACTATAAAAAGGACCTTCTGAACAAATATGAAAAACTTATGCGCTTGGTATAAATATACTTAACCAATTTTGGAACTCGTTATGAAGACAACAGATTTTAGACCACAGGTCAGTAGTACTAAACTAAAAGAAAATATTGCCAAGCAATTTGGCAAGCATGTGAATTTAGAAAAATACGGCCGTGAACAACTAGAAGATATGCGTAATAAGCTACGCACTCGTGTATTTCAGTATGAAGGTGCTAAAGGTTTTAACGACCTATTACACAACGAGTCATATCAACAAGACAAGGCAATGTTAGAATTGCTAAACACAAGGATTAAAGAAATGCTAGGCGAACAAATGCAAAAACTACGCGATCGTATGGATCAACTAAGCGAGGCTAAAAAAGGTACTCGTCCACCAAAAACAAAAATTACCGCTAAAGGTAGTAAGCCAGACTATATTGATCTAGACAAGGATGGCAACAAGGCAGAGCCAATGAAAAAAGCAGCCAAAGATGCCAAAGTCAAAGAGGCAGCTGGTGAAGCAGATGACAAAGATCGCAAGCCAACAAAGAAAACAGGTGAGCGCGATGTAACACTTCCTAGCGGTGCTAAGGTTAAGGCTCGTACATATCAAGGACATCAGAGTCAAAAAGCTGATAAAGAAGCTAAGTTCAAGAAGAACGATATTGACGAGGGTAAGCATCCATCAAGTTGCGATTGCAATGAATGCAGTACCATGGAAGGCAAGGACGAAGGCAAGCCGGGTAAAAACTTTAAGAAGATTGCTGACAAGGCAGGAAAGAAGTACGGCAGCAAGGCAGCTGGTGAGCGTGTAGCAGGTGCAGTTCGTGCTAAGTTAGCCAAGCAAGGTAAACTAGAAGAAAGTAATTTCAAGTCTCATGTTCGTATGGTTAATGAAAGTTTAGCCTACCTACTAGCAGAAGATGAAGAAGGTAAAGCTAAGGCTATTACTGCCGCCGGAGACATGGTCAATGACTTTACAAGTTGGATGCAGCGTGTCGGTCAGTATCAAACAAAAACAATGATCGAACTTGCTGATGCTATCAAGGCAGACTTTGGCGCACAAGAAGCAGAACAATTCAAACAAGCTGTTGCTCCTGCCCTAAGTTCTACACTAGAAACACTAACACAACAACGCGAAGCAATCAGCGCCGCAGTTGCAGTTCTAGCAGGTGAAGCAACACCTGAAGCACCAATGGGTGCTGAGCCAGGTATGGATATGCCTCTGGAGCCAGGCATGGACGCTGCCGGTCCAGATGCAATGAACCCAGAGCCAGCTGGTGATGAGTTCGGTGCAAGCGATGCAGCCGCAGGCGGTCCAGAGGCAGCAGGCCGAGCAATGCGTGAAAGCAAAGAACAGCGCCGTGCTCGTAAACTTGCCGAAGCACATAATCTAATGTCTAAATTAGCAAAGTAATGAGATTATTTGAAGTAGACTTAGGGTCTGCTAGAGATGTATTAGCAGTAATGCAAGGCCTAGCAGACAAAGAAGGGCAGGAAAGTAAACTGCCCTTTCCTGTTGTGCTAAACATTCTTAAACCTTTTGGTTTAGGTATTAGCACACCGGATGCTCTAATCGCTCTTAAAAATTCTGTCGATCCAAATGGTGATGTTATTAAAGATATCGCCGACGACGGAACAGTTACATTAAACACCAAAGTACAAGGTGCCCAGACCAGTCAGGATCAACCCGCAGTGGGAACAGGGCAAGGTGGTGGAAGTTCTAGCGTAGATGCTATGGCTTCATCGAACTCCAAAAATCTTTCTCCTAAAATTTGACATCTATATTTTAGGTAGTTATAATTAAAGTTATGACTACCTATACTCCGCCACCGTTTATTGAACGGTTCCAATATAAAAACTGTAAACAGGTAAACGATCCAGTTACTCGTAAGCGTGTTTACCAGACCCCAGACGGAGAAACACTTCCGTCAGTTACCACTATTCTTAGTTCAACTAAAGATATGACTGCGCTCAATGAATGGCGTAATAGAATTGGTTGGGATAAAGCACAACAGATTACTAATGAGGCAGCAGGAATTGGCACAGCTATGCACGCCAATCTAGAAAGATTTATTGCAGGACTACAACGACAACCCGGAAACAATCCTGTGCATGTACAGGCTAACAAGATGGCCGATGTTATCATTGAAAACGGTCTTAAGGATATGTCAGAGATATGGGCAATGGAACAGAGCCTGTATTTTCCAGGATTATATAGCGGAACCACTGACCTAGTTGGAGTATATAAAGGAAATCCTAGCGTATGTGATTATAAGCAGACTAATAAGCCTAAAAAAGAAGAATGGATCGATGACTACAAAATACAGTTAGTAGCCTACATTATGGCACATAATGAAGTTTATGGTACAACTATTAACGAAGGGCATGTGTTTATGTGTAGTCGAGATTTACAGTATCAACAATTTGATCTTTGGCCCGACGAATTTAACCATTGGCAAAATCAGTGGTTAGATAAAGTCCAAGAGTACTATACAACAGGTATGCAGGGCATGAAACAACTACTCACACAGTAAGATAAATATCCCTATAACAGGGATATTTTTATGGCCGTAATTGAGATTGCAAAGATTCAGGTCCGAAGAGGGCAAGAGCACGTAACAGGGGTTCCTAGACTAGATCCTGGTGAATTTGGTTGGGCAGAAGATACACAGAATCTTTATATCGGTAAGAGAATTAATGAAGGCGCAAACAGCGACGAAAACAGTCGTATTCTAACCGATCTAGATCTCAAAAATATTCTAGATATTATCGGTGGTGGCAGCACTGGATCTGCAGCCAGTACTAGCACATACAGATATCGTGACACACTAGATTATAATTATTTTCATAGTACCACTACATCTATTGCTAAAAAGTTAGATACCAGTGTTAGTTTACAAGACTTTAGTCAAAATACAATCAGTGGCGATATTACGCAAGTGCTTAGAACAGCAATCAATGACATTTATGCTAACAGTCATTACGGTACAGATACCATAAGAACTTTGTTACTTCCTGCAGGAACTTTTACAGTATCTGGTGCTATAGATATTCCGCCTACAGTTAACTTAATAGGTAATGGCAGAGGAATTACCACACTTGTACTTAATAGTGCAGGTACAAATCTTTTTAGAACTGTTGATAGACTTGGATCACATTTTGAGCAAGGTATGCAATTTGATGACAGAGCAAGTCGTGATGTTGTGATCCGTGATATGACTCTGGCCTATAGCGGAAATTATCAAAATAATCTTTCTCTAATAAGTTTAGACAACACAGAAAATCCTAAACTAGTTAACTTAGAATTTACTACAATTAGTACCTTGACTAATTTTGTATCTTCGGGTGTTGGTGTCAGCATAAGAGGTTCTGTAGGAGTCGATGAAAGCACAGTTATCTGTAGAGACATAGAGATTACTAACTGTAAATTTAATATGCTAGATACGGCAGTAGTTGAAGATGGAAATGTTAGCAAAACAGTTATAGACAAGAACGAATTTACTAACCTAAATCAAGGAATTATTGCTACTTCTACTTCTAGTCAAATGCCTGCCGATATACTAATATCAAAAAATAAATTTAAGTTCATTTACAATGAAGCAGTTAATATTCATGATTCTGCAAATTATTCAAGAGTAGTAAGTACAGAAAATCAATATTACTATGTTGGTAACAGATCGTCTATGCCAGATCAAGATGCTGTCTCTGCTACAGGCCCGGTACTATACTTTGGAGCACCTGGTAATGTATCTTTGAATGATTATTTTAATAGAGCAGATTGTCCATATACAACAAATTTTTATTATAATCCGTTAATTAATGCAAATGCAAAACTAATCAATAATAGACCTTATTCGGATACCGTTAGTTCAAACACACCTAACCGTCCAGTTTTAAAAATTTCATTAACCGGTCAAGACCAAGTTGTTACGATAGATTATTCTATAAGTAATATTGTTATGAGTAGAAAAGGTCGTCTGATAATGAATATATCGTCTGATGGATATGCTAGTGTTAGTGACTATTATAATTATTCCGAAACAGCAGATAATGAATCGACTAAAGTTGTATTCTCTACAGATAATGCACAGTCTATTTCAAATAATTTTGTATCATTAACCTGTTCAAACTTTTCTCAATATCAAACCAATTTAGAATTTACCTACGATATTACTGTTTAATGTTTCAAAAATCTGTAGACGAAAGATTGTCTGACTGGGCAATCTTTCGTAAAACACTTGATACCAGTTTGACCCCGTTGGAGGATGTCTGGGAGTTTTGGAAACAGGCTCCATACATTCCTTTTAATCATAGAATAGATCCATTCAATCAAAAAAGTTGGCCCACTCCTTGGGACATCATTGTGGAAAACAAATATGATGATTTCACAAAGGCTCTCATGATCGGATGGACTATTGTTCTTACCAACCGATTTAAAAATAGCCGAGTTGAAATTAAAACTCTTGTTAATGATCAAAAAACCTGTTACTATAATGTAGTATGTGTTGAGAATGATCAGGTCATAAACTATAGTGATAACGGTCCAGTTAGGGTTGAAAAATTACCCGACTCGTTTTTCATAGAAAATATAGTAGAACTAAAGAGTACCTGGTAAATATCAAACTCAGCACTTTGAAGGTAAAATAATTATGATAACAGTTGTTAAACGCAATGGGGAGCGTCTTCCTCTCGATATTTCAAAAATACAGAGACAGGTGGCCCATGCGTGTAGAGGTGTTGACGGAGTCAGCCCCTCGATGGTTGAAATTAAAGCACAGATAGAGTTACACGACGGAATTCACACAAAGACTATAGACGAGCTATTACTTAAGGCTATGGTCAATCTAATCGATGAAACAGAAAATCCAGAAATCAATAATGTAAATTATCAGTATGTGGCAGGACGCCAGCGTGTCAGTATGCTACGCAAAGAAGTATATGGAGAATATGAACCTCCTAAACTTTACGAGATTGTTAAGTCAAATGTAGAAGCAGGAATGTATACCAAAGAATTATTAGAATGGTATACCGAAGACGAATGGAACATTATTGACCTGTTTATCGATCATAGCAAGGACGAACAATATACTTTTGCCGCTATTGCACAACTATGTGAAAAGTATCTAGTACAGAACCGTGCCACAGGGCAGATTTATGAAACCCCACAGGTACGCTATGCTGTGGCCGCGGCAACGGCATTCCACAATGAACCAAAGGAGCAAAGATTAAAATATGTTAAAGAATATTACGAGTGTGCAAGCGAGGGTCATTTCACTCTTGCTACCCCTGTGTTGGCTGGCCTCGGCACTACTACAAAGCAATTTTCTTCTTGCGTTCTCATTTCTAGCGACGATACTTTGGATAGCATTTTTGCCGCAGGAGAAATGATGGCAAAGTATGCCAGCAAACGTGCAGGCATTGGTTTAGAGATCGGTCGTATTCGACCATTAGGTGCTCCTATACGAAACGGAGAAATTAAACATACTGGAATGATTCCTTTTCTAAAGAAATGGTTTTCAGATCTTCGTTCATGCAGTCAAGGCGGTATTCGTAATGCCAGTTGTACTGTAACATTTCCTATTTGGCATTATCAGTTTGAAGATTTAATTGTATTAAAAAATAATCAAGGAACAGAAGAAACTCGTGTCCGACAAATGGACTATAGTGTAGTTGTTAATGCTATGTTCTGGCGACGATATAAAAATGGCGAAGACATTACTCTGTTTGATCCACACGATGTTCCTGATCTTTATGAAGCTTATTATAGAGACAGTAAAGAATTTGAAAGGTTGTATCTTCAGTATGAACAAGATAAGACAAAGAAAAAGAAAAGTGTATCAGCAGATGAGATATTTAAAAACGGAATCCTTAAAGAAAGGACTGATACTGGTCGCATCTATCTTGTCAACATTGACAACGTCATCAACCAAGGTCCGTTTGATACTAAAGTTGATCCAATATATCAATCCAATCTATGCCAGGAGATACTACTACCCACGAAACCTTTCCAGAGAATTGAAGATCCTGAGGGACGAATTGCTCTTTGCACTCTTGGCAGCATCAACTGGGGAGCGTTCAGCAATCCACAGCAAATGAGAAAGGCTTGTCGTGTTCTTGTTCGTAGCCTTAGCAACTTATTAAATTATCAAGATTTCCTAAGTGTACAGAGTAGATTAGCTAATAAAGATTTTGAACCACTAGGAGTTGGCATTACTAACCTAGCATTCTGGCATGCACGCCGTAATCTAAAATACGGACAAATCGATGCATTAGCAGAAGTCAAGCGTTGGATGGAACACCAGGCCTACTACCTAACTGAAATGAGTGTGGAACTTGCCCAAGAAAGAGGGGCCTGCGAGCGTAGCCAACACACTTATTATGGTAAGGGAGTATTTCCCTGGGAACGCCGTAACGCAGGAGTTAATGAGCTAACTGACTTTACACCTAGTATGGATTGGGAGCCTCTTCGTGAGCGCATGAAGAAGTATGGTATTCGCAATGCTACACTAATGGCCGTGGCACCGGTTGAGTCCAGCTCGGTTGTGTTAAACTCCACCAATGGAATTGAAATGCCGATGGAATTGATTTCTGTGAAGGAATCGAAAGCTGGATCGTTTGTACAAGTCGTGCCAGAGTACAAACGCCTAAAGAATCGCTATCAGTTAATGTGGGATCAAACCGACTGCGTTGATTACTTAAAAACTGCGGCAGTCTTGGCAGTCTATATTGATCAAAGTTTAAGTACAAATACATTTTATAATCCTGCATACTTTAAGGATGGCAAGGTTCCTGGTACACTAATTGCTAAGAACTTAATGCTAGCCTATAAGTGGGGATTGAAAACAATTTATTATAGTTTAATTAATAAAGTTGGAGCCAAGGTTAGTGTTACTAATACCAACATACTACACACCGCAAATACTGCGGCCATCAACGCCGCCGATAATGCTATTGTCTATGAGGAATTAGAAGATTGCGAAGCCTGCAAATTATAAACACAGAGAGAATATTACATGAGTAAAGCACAATACGATTTTCAAAAACAAACAAACTACCTAAAAAGAAAAATGTTCCTAGATCCTGAGGGACCTGTTACAGTTCAACGATTCGAAGAAGTTAAGTATCCAAAGCTACAGAAGTTTGAGGAACTGGCTCGCGGATTCTTTTGGGTACCCGAAGAAATTAGTCTTACCAAAGACAAGATAGATCACAAGGAGGCTAGTGATGCAGTTAAGCATATTTTTACTTCTAATCTGTTGCGCCAGACTGCTCTGGACTCCATTCAGGGTCGTGCGCCGAGTCAGGTCTTTGGACCGGTCTGTTCAATTCCGGAACTCGAAGCACTAACACTTACTTGGGGTTTCTTTGAAACCAGTATTCACAGTAAGAGTTATAGTCATATTATTCGTAATGTCTACGGAGTACCTAAGGATGAATTCAACAAGATTCATGACACAAGTGAAATTGCTGGTATGGCTGCTAATGTTGGTCGTTACTATGAAGACCTACATCGTCTCAACTGCCGTAAAGAGTTGGGCGAAGACATTCCGGTCTTGGATCATAAACGAGCAATATGGATGGCACTACACGCCTCCTACGCCCTCGAAGCTTTACGGTTCATGGTCAGTTTTGCTACCAGTCTTGCAATGGTAGAAAATAAGATCTACATCGGTAATGGAAATATTATTAGTTTAATTTTACAAGACGAAATCTTACACGGTGAATGGACCGCTTGGTTAATCAACAATGTTATCAAAGAAGATGATGATTTTGTCAAACTACAAGAAGAATGTAAAGATGAAGTTTATGCTCTGTACCTTGAGGTTATACAAGAAGAAAAGGCCTGGGCAGACTACTTGTTTAAGAAAGGTGTGGTAATTGGTCTTAACGCAGAAATTCTAAAAGACTTTGTTGATTACACTGCTTTTGCTAAATTAAAAGACATAGGAATTAAGTATCTTGAAGAACATCCTAAGACTACACCAATTCCATGGTTTAATAAGCATGTTAATATTAACAAGAAGCAAACAGCATTACAAGAAAACGAATCAACAAACTATGTTATTGGGGTTATGAGTGACGCTGTAGAATACGAAGAATTACCGGACCTATAAGGAAACACAGATGAAAAAACGCAATTACACACAAGACACAGTCAAGAAGCTACAAGGTAGCGTACAGATTGAATACACATTGGCCAAGCGCGGAGCTAAAAAACTACGCGAATTACTAGTTACAGAACCATATGTTGCTACACTTGGTGCATACTCAGGACAACAAGCAGTCCAACACGCTAAAGCAGGCTTAAAGGCAATTTACTTGAGCGGGTGGCAAGTGGCCGCGGCCGCCAACACAGCCGGCCAAACATATCCAGATCAAAGTCTATATCCAGTAAACTCAGTACCAACTATTGTTCGTCAAATTAACAATGCGTTCCGTCGTGCTGATCAAATTGAATGGAGTGAGACTTACGACAAGACTGAATTTAATTTAGGCATAGATTACTTCCTGCCCATCGTGGCCGATGCGGAAGCCGGATTCGGCGGAGCATTGAATGCCTATGAATTAATGACAGCTATGATTGAAGCGGGTGCCGCCGGTGTTCACTTCGAAGATCAATTGAGTAGTGAAAAGAAATGCGGACATTTAGGTGGTAAGGTTCTAATTCCTACCAGCCAAGCTATCCGTAATCTACAGGCTGCACGCCTGGCAGCAGATGTAGCAGGCGTTGATACAGTTATCATGGCTCGTACTGACGCAGAGTCTGCCACACTAATCACTAGCGACCATGATCCACTAGACAAGGATTTTATTATCAATGAGCGCACTGAAGAAGGTTTCTACAAATTTAAAAACGGGCTTGATGCTTGTATTAGGAGAGGTCTTGCTTATGCCCCTTACGCTGATCTCTTATGGTTTGAAACTAGCACACCTGATATCGCACAGGCTAAAAAATTCGCCGATGCTATACACGCTGAGTTTCCGGACCAAATGCTGGCTTACAATTGCAGTCCTAGCTTTAATTGGCGCAAGTTTTTATCTGTAGACGAGTGCGAAACATTCCAGCGTGAATTAGGCGAACTAGGATTTAAGTTCCAGTTTATTACACTAGCAGGATTCCACTCTGTTAACCTAGCAACATTTGAACTGGCTGAAGCATACAAGGCTCGTGGTATGGCCGGTTACAGTGAAATGCAAGAACGAGAGTTTGCTGCACAGGCTCGTGGATTTACCACAGTCAAACATCAACGCGAAGTTGGTGTTGGTTACTTTGACCTAATCAGCGAAGCAGTTGGTGCTACATCAACCGTTGCAAATAAAACATCAACAGAACACGATCAATTTTAAGGAAAAATTATGAAAGCTATTGTATGGAGTAAATATCACTGCCCCTATTGCGACCAAGCTAAGGCATTATTAAAACAACGAGGAATTGAGTTCGAAGAAAAGAAAATTGGTGATGGCTATACCAGAGAAGAATTACTAGAAGCCGTACCAACAGCTAGAACAGTTCCTCAAATTTTCTTAGATGGTGAATTAATAGGCGGTTTTACTGAACTAAAGGCACATTTAAATGGATGACAATATTTCTGTAACTATCCCTCCTCTTAGTACTAAAGATCTTGATGACCTGTTGACTTCTACAGTAAGTCTCGGTAACACATTTCCTTCAGGCAATGTAACTATTTCGGCACCGTCTTCCTATACCATAGGTGCAACTGGAAGTTCGGGTGCCTACTTGTATAGTACCTCCGGATCAAATGGAACAAGTTGGACCGGTCCAGGTTCTGGTCTAAAGGTATCGGGTCCTGCTGAGTTTGATGGTGATGTTAAAATCAAGGGTCGTAGCCTAGAAAAGATGTTACAGAAAATTGAAGATAGACTGGCCATTTTACAAGATCCAGATCCTAAGAAATTAGAAAAGTATGCGGCCTTAAAGAAAGCATACGATCATTATAAAACTCTTGAGAGATTGATCGGTGATGATTAATGGAGGGCCAGCCTAATTCTGCCAAGGGTAGAGACAGTTACGATTCAACTTCTACAAACAGTCTCATACCGTTTTTTAACAGGAACATAACACCGTATCCTACAGAGGCGGGTGGATTTAAATTTGATCTTGTTCCTGTTAAAAAACAAAAAGACCTAATGATCAATCATGCTAGGATGTATGCCCAGCAAGAATATGATCGTATAATGGAACTTGTAACTGTATTACAAAAACAGGCAGAAAGTATTAAAAGAAGGCTAGAGATAACGGATGCTGTCCATGCCGCAGAATATCAATTTAGTCCTGTAATGGGAAACTCTTATTGGTTGGTATGGGATATAAGAAAGAAAAAAACTCTGTTGGTGCTAACAGGTCCAACAGATTGGAGTACCGGAGTCCCTGAGGACTATGAGTACATAGCAAATGTAAAATATATGGGCGACCATACGTGGTTAGAAATAAACGAAAAGGAATAATATGTTATTAGAAAAACCAATCGCAGAAGGTGATGTTGTTAGTCTTAAACTAATTAACGGAGATGAAATTATTGCTCGTCTTGAGAAAGACGATCATAACGGTATTAGTATTACTAAACCATTGGCTATTACGGCCGGACCACAAGGTCTTGGAATGATTCCGTGGATCTTTTTAGGTAGCAAAGACACCATTACTCTTAAAAGAGAACATGTTTTTGTTATGATTCCAAGTAAGAAAGAAGCAGCGGATCAATATATGCAAGGTACCACCGGCATTGCACTTGCTTAAATAAAGTAAAGGAGATAGTATGCCATATGTGCCAGGCGGAACTAGTCAAGGTGATAGTGGACTAGTTGAAGTTCAAGATGTTTATCATAGCCCTAGTGTGTTTGCAAACGGGGTACCTGTTGCCCTATGGAATGCACCCGGTGTAAGTGCAGCATTTTCTGGGTTAAGCATGGATCTTT